GGCGAGATCATCAACTGCCGGTGCGCTACGGCGCCCGTGCTCGAGAGCATCCAGCCACCGAAGAGCGTGGTCGTGCCTGCATCGATCGAGAGGAGCTAACGTGACGACGCAGAAGTCCCGCGACGGGAACGGCAAGTACAGCAAGCAACGCCTCGACATGGCGCCCGAACTGCTCCGAGAGATCGGCGCGACCGGGCTGAAGCAGTACTCGGGCTACCTTTACGAAGAGTGGAACCCGGACCTGCGCGGGAAGCTCGCGGACAAGATGTTCCGCGAGATGGAAGACAACAACCCGACCATCGGTGCGGCGCTCTGGCTTATCGAGACGCTCGTCCGTCAGGTCAAGTGGCGCGTCGAGACCTGGCACACCGACAGCACGGAAGCGCAGGCGCTCCGCGACTGGTACGACGGCGCGCTCTTCGAGGATCTCGCGACTCCGTTCGATGAGGTCGTGGCCGAGCTGATCGGCTCGCTCCCCACGTTCGGGTGGGCGGTGGTCGAGGAGCTCTATCGCATCCGCCGACCGATCGAGGGCGAGCCGTTCTCGAGCCGCTTCGATGATGGGATGTGGGGGTGGCGCGACTTTGCGATCCGCGCGCAGGACTCGCGCGAGAAGTGGATCTTTGACGAGCACTACAACGCGACGCACCTCGTGCAGCGGATCGAGACCGAGGGCAAGACGCGGATCGTGCCGATGGATAAGTGCCTGCTCTTCCGGGTGAGGCACCGCAAGAACAGCCCGGAGGGACGATCGGTTCTCCGCGCAGCGTATCGGCCCTACTACATGCTCTCGCGGCTCGAGGAGGTGGAGGCGATCGGACACGAGCGCAACGCGGCCGGTCTCCCGGTCGCGCTCGTTCCGCCCGACGCGCTCTCTCCGAGCGCGAGCGCAGCCGAGAAGGCGATGGTCTCGATGGCAAAGGATCTCGTCCGCAACGTGCGCCAGGACAGCGCGGCGGGCGTCGTCTACCCGGGATCGAAGAACAGCCGCGGCGAGGACACCGGCTTCGAGTTCAAGCTCCTCGCCTCGAGTGGCAAGAACGACGCGGGGCTCGACACCACGATCAAGCGGCATCAAGCGAACATCGGGATGGCGCTCCTCGCGGAGCTTCAGCAGCTCGGCTTCGCGTCGAGCGGATCGCGTGCGCTCGGAGACAGCAAGACCGACGTGTTGACGATGGCGATCGGCGCGTTGCTCAAGAGCATCGCCGGTGTCTTCTCGACGGTCGCGTTCCCGCGCATGGCGCGCTTGAACGGCTTTGACATCTCGAAGCTCCCGCACCTCTCACACTCGGACGTCGAGACGCCGGCGATTGCGGAGGCAAGCGCAGCGTTCGCCAGCATGGTCGGGAGCGGCGCGCTCACCTGGACTGACGATGATGAGGACTGGTACCGCGACCGCTACGGATTGCCCTCGAGGGCGCCGAACGCGAGCCGCCCGCTCGGCAACCCGTCGCTGCTCCCGGGTGCGCCCGAGGGTCTCCGAGATGCGCTCCCGATGGCGCCGCCTCCGATGCTCGAGGCGCGGGTTGAGCCTGGCTCCGAGGCCCCGCTAGAGCCGTTCGAGACCGCGACGGGGGCCGAGGTCGCGCAGGTCAACGCGGCGAGCGATACCGCGCTCAACGGCGCGCAGGTCCAGGCGGCTCTCGGGATCGTCCAGCAAGTCGCCGCGGGCATGCTCCCCCGGGACAGCGCGCTCGGGATGTTGCAGGCGTTCTTCAGCCTCAACGCAGCGAAGGCCGAGCAGGTGCTCGGGAGCGTCGGTCGTGGCTTCCAGGTTCCCGCAGGAGTGACAATCGCGAAGGAAGAGGGGCGCTACTCGGACCTCGACTTCGTCGCTCCCGAGGGCGCGCAGGAGGCGGCGCAGCGCGGGCTCGATCTGCGGCGTGAGTTCGGGCGCGGCGGGACGGAGGTCGGGATCGCACGGGCTCGTGACCTCGCCCGCGGGGCGCAGCTCTCCGCGGACACCGTGCGGCGGATGAAGGCGTTCTTCGATCGGCACGAGCAGAACCGCGGCTCGGGCGACGAGGATCCCCCGAGCAACGGGTACATCGCGTGGATGCTCTGGGGCGGTGACCCGGGACGGACGTGGGCTGAGACGATGGTCGAGCGCATGAACGCGATCGACGAAGAGGGCAAGAGCACGGCGAAGGCGGATGCACCGGCGCCGCCCGAGGACCACCCGCGGATCACGAGGAGGGTGTGAACATGCCGAGACACCCCGAGAGGATCGAGAAGCAGCGGCGCGAACTCGCGTGGTCACTCCGCGTGAGCGGCTACTCGTGGCCGCAGATCGCGGAGAGCCTCGAGGTGCATGAGCGCAACGCCAGGCGGCTTGTCGAGCGCGAGCGGGTCCGGCGCGACGAGCGGTGTATCGCCCACCTCGAGGTGCCCGATCGAAGTGAGTAGATCCGCGGGGCGGCGCTCTCTCGCGCGCGCGAGTCGGCGTCGCCCCTGCCTCGCTATAGCAGCATGCCCGGCATGGTTGCGGGCTGGGAGGTCCGGGCGCAGATCGCCAAGGTCGACGATGACCGTCGCCTCGCCTTCGGGTGGGCGTCGATCGCGGTCGACGGCGAGGGGCGCCCGGTGGTCGACCATCAAGGCGACTACATCCCCGTCCCCGAGCTCGAGCGCGCGGCGTACGACTACGTCGCGAAGAGCAGGGACGCCTCGGAGATGCACGGCCGGCGCGGTGTCGCGACGCTCGTCGAGAGCGTGATGATGACGCCCGAGAAGTACGCTGCGATGGGCATGCCGCGGGGACCGATCGGCTGGTGGGTCGGCTTCAAGGTCCACGACGATGCGGTGTGGAACGCGGTGAAGGCGGGCGCCTATCGCGAGTTCTCGATCGGCGGGAGCGGCACGCGAAAAGCCGTGCGGATCGAAGGGGCGAACCATGCAGCCTGAGCAGAAGGAACCAAACGCGACGGCGCTCCTGGACCTCGAGGTCGAGGAGATCGCGTTCGTCGATAAGGGCGCGGGGCTGAACCCGCGCATCATGATCACGAAGCGCCGACCGGCGAGCGACGCCGTGAGGCAGGAGGTAGCAAAGGCGATGACTCTTGAAGAGGTCATGGCGTCGCTCTCTGACGAGCAGAAGTCGGTCATCATGGCGGCGATCGAGCACGCGAAGATGATGGCCGGCGAGGAGAGCAAGCCGAAGATCGAGGTCGAGATGGCCGACAAGGCGAACATGGAGTTCGAGGGCCAGGCCGAGAAGAGCGAGATGGCGAAGCCGCTCGTCAACGGCAAGGAGCCCGAGGAGTACATGAAGCGCCTCGAGACCATCGAGAAGGCGCGCGAGGCTGACCGCGTCGCTCTCGCGAAGGCGCGCGCGGAGATCGAGGTGCTGAAGCACCGCGAGAAGATCGCGAAGTACAAGCTCGAGGCCGAGCACGACTTCAGCGCGGTCCCGGGCGCGAGCACCGAGCAGGTCGCGAAGCTCCTCGTCGCGTGTGACGAGGCGGGCGACGGGAGCGACCTCAAGGCGCTCCGCGGCGTGCTGAAGGCGGCGAACGAAGCGGTGCGCGCCTCGGAGCTGCTGAAGGCGCACGGCGCCTCCGGTCGCGGTCCGAGCACCGCTCGGGCGGCGTGGGACACCAAGGTCGAGGAGATCGCGAAGCGCGACTCGATCAACAAGAGCAAGGCGATTGTGATCGCCATGCGTGAGGCGCCCGAGCTTTACACCGCGGCGCGCGAGGAGGTCTGAGAGATGGCTCACGAGAACCTGAGCTTCGTCATGGGCGAGCTCGCTGCCGCGGCGGACTACACCACCACCGGGCAGTATCGCGGCATGGTCGCGTCGACCGCCGCGAACAACACCGCGGTCCTCGCCAGCGTGGCGGGACAGCAGATCATCGGCGTGCTTCGCAACGAGCCCGACTCAGGCGAGGCGTGCGAGATCGTGGAGCACGGCGTCGCCAAGGTCATCCTCGGTGGCACCGTCACCCGGGGCGACCGTCTCTCGGTCGACGCTAACGGTGCGTTCGTCACCGCGACCGGCGCCGGCGCGATCTGCGGCGTCGCTCTCCAGTCGGGGACGAGCGGTGCGCTGATCTCGATGCTCATCGAGAAGAAGCCCCTCGCTCGCGTCACGCTGCCGTTCCAGGTCAGCCTCGCCGCGATCCCGGCGGGCGACGTGGTGACCTCGTTCCCGCTCCCCGGGTCGGGTCGGATCGTCGGCTTCCGCTACGTCCCCACCGTGGTCACCACCACCGCGGGCGACGGCATGGATCTGAACCTCGAGATCGGCACGACCAACGTCACCGGCGGCGTGCTCGCTCTGACGAGCGCGAGCACCAACACGCTCGGTGTGGTGGTGAGCTCCACCGCGATCACCGCCGCGAACACCTACGCTCCCGGCGCTCTGCTCTCGATCGAGGGCGCGACCGGCGCGGGTGCCTTCGCCGAAGGCAGCGGCACCCTGCACGTCGAGATCGAGCTCTACTGAGAGCCGGAAAGGAAAGGACTAGAGTATGCCGATCGCAACTCTCCGCGACGCGACCGCGTCGGATCTGCTGACCTCGATCAGCGTCGCCTACGCGCAGGACGCGCAGGGCTTCGTCGCGTCAAAGGTCTTCCCCATCGTCACCGTCGACGAGAACAGCGGCCCCTACTGGGTCTACAACAAGGGCGACATGCTGCGCTCGGACGCGCGGCTCCGCGCGCCCGGTGCGAAGGCGGCGCTCAAGAGCGTCGGCGTCACCACCGCGTCGTACCTCTGCAATCAATGGGCGCTCGACCACAAGATCCCCGACGAGATCGCGCGCTCGCGCAAGAGCCCGTTCTCCGACCAGGTCGCGGTGCAGGTGCTCACGCAGGATCTTCTGATCCGTCGTGATCTCGAGTGGGCGTCGACCTTCATGTCCTCGGGCGTGTGGTCGAACGAGATCGCCGGCGGCGGCGGCGGCGGTCAGGTCACGAGCTGGGACCAGACGAGCGCGACCATCCTCGAGAACATCGCCGGGTGGCACGACACGGTGAAGGCCGCGTGCGGCCGGCGCCCGAACGTGGCCGTGATCTCGAGCGACCTGTGGGCGGTGGTGAAGAACAACGCCGACGTGGTCGATCGGATCAAGTACACGCAGCGCGGGCAGGTCTCGCTCGACCTCTTCGCCTCGCTCATCGAGGTCGACGAGGTGCTGATGATCGACTCGGTGCAGGCGACCTCGCTCGAGAACATCTCGCCCGTGGTCACCTCGCAGATCGCGTCGCAGAGCTTCCTTCTCGCGTACCGTTCGCCGACCCCGGACATCCTCGTCCCGAGCGCGGGCTACGTCTTCTCCTGGCCCGAGTTTGACCAGGTGCGGGACGCGGCGAGCGCGGGCGCGGCGGGCATCGCGTCGTGGTACGAGCGTTCTGAAGAGGCGATGTACTACCGCGGCAAGGCGCACTACGACATGAAGGTCGTGGCGGCGGACGCGGCGTTCCTCGGCTACAACCTGCTCGCGTAGTCTGATCGGAGGTGACCTGTGGCGATCGGTGGAGAGGTGGTCATCGACGTGTTGGACTTGCAGCGGGACGACGGCGAGTTCCTCGCCGGCAAGCCGCAGAAGATCAAGCGTGGCTCGGAGGTCGTCCTCGTGATGCCAGGCGAGCCGATGCCCGAGGTGTGGGAGCTCCCGGCGATCCGTCGCCGGGCGCTCCTGCGCTCTCGGGACGTGGTCTTCCGCTTCAGCGCCCGTCCGGTGAACCGGGTCGGTGCCGAGGTCGGGAGGCGTCTTCTCGCGGCGAGCAGCAAGGCGGCGCTCGAGGCGGTGGCGAAGGACTCCGGGTTGCCGCACGGCGGCTCGAAGGACGAGCTCGTCGCGTCGCTTTCGGCGCTCGCAGGCTGGGAGGGCTGAACCGTGACCTTCACCTATTCGATCGCGAACCTGACGACGCCGCTCGCGCAGGTCCGCTTGCGGATCGGTGACACGGACTCGAACCTCCAACTCTTGCAGGACGAGGAGATCAACGTGGCTCTGGCGACGCACGCGAACGCGGTCCTCCCGGCTGCGATCGCGTGCGTTCGCCTGATCCTCGCTCGTCTCGCAAGGGACGTTGACACCTCGCACGCGGGCGTCTCCGCGCAGCGGGACCAGAAGACGCAGCACTACCGCGATCTCTTGCAGATGCTCCTCGACGAGAGCGCGGACGACCTGAGCACCACGCCCGAGATCCACTACACCGGCGCGGTCCCGACTGACCTCGGCTATGAGCCGCTCGCGGCGCGGCTCGGGCGGGATCGCTACACATGATCACGGTGCAGCGAACCGGGCCGATGATCGGTCTCGCGATCGGTGAGGCGATCGGCGTCTCTTCGCGCGCGGTCCTCGGGATCACGAAGAGGGTCGCCGTCGCAGCGCAAGGTCCGTTGCGGCAGGCGATCAACTCGACGATGAACGCGAGCGGGAACCGCGCGACCGGGCGCCTCGTGCGCTCGGTGACGACGCGGGCGCTCTCGGTCAGCAACCCCGCTGCCTCGGGCGCGGAGAAGAGCTACAGCTTCGTCACGGGCTCGGCTCTGATCTACGCGCGGATCCAGGACCAGGGCGGCGCGATCGTCCCGCGTACGCGCAAGCACCTCGCGGTGCCGACGCCGAACCTGCCTCGCTCTCGCCGCACTATGTGGCCTCGAGACTGGACCGGACCGGAGCCGCTCATCTACATCCCCGCGAAGGGCGCTCGAGCAGGCAAGGATCCGCTCCTCGCGGTCGAGAAGGTCCGCGGGCGTGGCAAGAACCGGCGCACGCAGCTCGTGGTGATGTACGTCCTCAAGAAGCGCGTCGTGCTCTCGGCGAAGCGGTACACGACGAAGGCGATCGAGGAAGGCAAAGCAGGGCTCGACACGCTCACGAGGACTCTCTTCCAAGCCGAGCTCGACAAGGCAGCGGCGAAGGCTAACGCCCGGGGTGCATGACCATGCCGAACCGGGACGAGATCCTCGACAACCTCGGCACAACGATCGCCGGGATCAACGGCGCTCCGACCTACACGCTCACCGTCGCGACGGTCGGGACGTGGCTTCGCACCTACGATGAGGTCGGGCCAACTGAGCTTCCGTGGGTCGGCTATTGGCCCACTGAGAACAGCGCACCGCCGGTGCCGTTCCCCTTCGGCGACGAGCTCCACACCCTCGAGGTGCAGATCATCGGGCATGTCGCGGCGAGCTTGACGGATCGCACCGCGCGGCTCGCAGAACTCGAGACCGACCTCCGCACCGCGCTCTACGTCGATCGCACCCGGGGCGGGTGGGCGATCGACACCATCGTCTCGTCGGCTCCGATCACCGACGAGGGCAACCCGGACAAGCAAGGCATGGCGGGGCAGCGCGCGACGCTGACCTTGACTGTCCGATGCACCTTCTTCCCCGACGATCCGTGAGGTGAGAGATGGGCCTTCAGATTAACCACGCACAAGGCAAGAACCAGTTCTTCTACGCTCGCCAGGAGGCGACGCCGGGGACGCTCCTGCACCCGCGCGCCGGCGATGCGATGAAGGTGATCAGTTCGACGATCACGCTCACCGAGGAGCCCACTCCGCGGCGAGACATCCAGGTCGGGCGCACGGAGTTCGAGCACATCGACGGCATGACGATGGTCGAGCTCACCGGCGAAGCGTTCGTGATCCCCACGGGCACCGTGGGCCTGATCCCCGACGTCGATCCGATCCTCCGCTCGTGCCTCGGTCGCATGCGCGCGGTGCTGACCGTTGT